ATTAGTCCTAGGGGTGGGGAGATTAAAGCCGCACCAATGCTTGTAAACAGTATAAATGAACACATAAACAAATTGGCGAAGGTAGAACGGTTAAATCTGCTAAACGCCTTGCGAACAAAATTAAGCATATGCACTAACGTAGCGCATAACTGTGCTCTAATCTGAATAGTGGACAATAAATCTGAAAGCGCTATATGACCGATTGGCAAAAAGTTCTTGACTACCTCGAGCCAAAGATGCCTCCGTTCGTACCAGAACAACCATCTTTAAACCAAAAAGTTTTTTTAAGAACCTATGGGATTGAGGCTCTTTTCGGTGGGGCGGCTGGCGGAGGAAAGTCTTCAGCCTTATTGATGGCTGCTATGCAATATGTAGATGTCCCTGGATATTCGGCCATTCTTTTTCGTAGAACATTTGCAGACTTGTCTCTTCCTGGAGCCTTGATGGACCGATTCAGGACATGGATCGCCCCAAATGACGAGATCCACTGGAACAACAACAGCTTTATCGCCACATTCCCGTCTGGGGCAAGAATTTCGTTTGGTTACTTGAACAACCAAAGTGACTATCTTCGTTATAAGGGTTCGGAATTTCAATTTATAGGAATGGACGAGGTCACGGAAATCAGAGAGAGCGACTATAGGTATCTGTTCTCACGTTTGCGCAGACCAGCAACAGGTCCGTTATCGCAAGTTCCGCTGCGAATGAGGGCTGCCTCAAACCCTGCCCCTAATTGGGTGAGGCAACGGTTCATTGTTGAAGGAATTGAAAAGGGACGCATCTTTGTGCCGTCCAAGTTGGCAGACAACCCTGGGGTTGATGCCGCCTCGTATCGTCAAGCCCTACAGGCTCTTGACCCAGTAGAGCGAAGAAGGCTGGAAGAAGGCGACTGGTGGAGCACTACCTTGGGCTCTCTTTTTGAAAGAACATCGCTTGTAATTGTTGATGGAAACGAAATTCCACAAATTACATCTTCTGCTCGGGTGGTTAGGTTTTGGGACCTTGCGGCCACGGAACCATCAGAAAAGACACCGAACCCTGACTGGACGGTTGGCACTTTGATGCTCTTTGATCAGGGCGTGGCTTATGTTCTTGATGTCAAAAAAGCCCGAGTGAAGGGCGACAAGGTCGAACAGCTGATAGCGCAGACAGCGTACGAAGACGGGCGCACTGTTCCGATACGCATGGAACAAGAACCAGGGTCCTCTGGAAAAGCACTTATGGATCAGTATGCAAGATACGTTGTTCCAGGTTATGATTTTTCTGCATTACGGGCTACAGGGGATAAAGTCACAAGAGCAAGACCTTTCGCCGCCGCAGTCGCCAACGGAAATGTCCGTGTCGTACGCGGACCTTGGCTAAGTGAGTGGCTAGACGAATTTGCTTCATTCCCGGAAGCATGCGATCACGACGACCAAGTCGACTCTGCCGTTGGGGCATTTACGTTTTTAACTGGATTGGGGTTGCCTCAAAGGAATCGTGTCGCTATCATCGTTTAGGAAATTACTAACCCACTACTAAAGGTGACAAAATGACTCTCATTGAAGAGGTGTCCAATTTCCGTAAGTTGATATTTGACCTAGAAAACAAGATTCAAACAGAGTTTGCTTTACTAGAGGTCAATCAAGAAAACCTAGAAGCGATGTGCAACTTGCTTGTTCAAATGAACCTTGTTAAGCGAGACATTGGTTTCGTTTACGACGGTGTATCAAAAACAGTGGCTCACGCAATGGGCGACAAGAACATGCTCAATGCTAACGATGGGGCAACGGTTGAGAAGAAAATGTCATACGACCGTAAGGGTTGGCAACATAAAGACCTTGGTCGCGCCGTCGCTCAGAAAATTAGCGAGATGTCCGTAGACATGGATACTGGCGAAATAGTGCTTTCCCCTGAGGACATGGTGGTGAAACTCCTCGATTACATGCAACCTTCGTATTGGCGAACAACAGAACTATCAAAAGTGGGGATTAACGCAGATAACTACTGTGAAACAGGCGATCTAAAAACCAGCATTATCGTACGAAAGGGAAATGCAGAATGAACATTTATCAACAACTTACAGAACCGTTCCCGCAAGAGATGGAGCGAAGCCTCAATAAGGGCGGAGCAAACCTCACCTACATTCCGGTAAGCGAAGTTATAAACAGGCTCAACAAAGTCATTGGTGTTGACAAATGGTCATACTCGGTCAAGTCGTGGCAACAACTAGGGAACTCAATTGTTGCTCACGTGACACTGACTGCCGATATTGACGGGAACACAATCAGTAGAGATGGTGTTGGTGGTCAAAAAATCAAGATGACAAAGCAGGGTGAGCCTGTAGACATTGGCGATGAAGTAAAGGGCGCTGTCTCTGACGCACTAAAGAAAGCCGCTCAGGCTTTTGGTATTGGTTTGTATTTGGCACGAAGCGAAGATGCAATGGAGATTGAACAAGTGATTGAAGCAGCAGCAAACGTTGACCCTGAAGCAGAAAAAGTTTGGGTGGATTTCGTTGCAATCAGCAAAAAGTTAAGCGCAGAACAGCGTGATGCTTTGACTTCATTTTGGTCAACCTATAGCAACAACAGCCCAAAGCCAAAGTCGCCTAGCGATGCGAGCATCACTGATCTTAGGGCTTTGCATGGCGAGGCTGTGAGACTCTCATTTGGCGGAGAGTATGTCGTCATTGGAAACTGACCTCACCCCTCCTCCATACCTGTCTCCATCATCAATAGGTACATTCCAAAACTGTCAACTTAAATTTAAATACAACAAAATAGATTTAATTCCTGACAAACCAACACAAGAGACAATGCTCGGAAACTTTGTCCATGAAACGCTTGAGCTTTTTTATGCTTATGACAAACAGGACAGAACATTGCCACTTGCAAAAACTCTTATGTCACAAACCTGGAATGGGTATGGTGATGTTGAGGGTTGGAAAGACAAGATTTCAACACTGATCCAGGGGGAGGAAAAGCTCAGGGCTTTCAGGTGGCAGGCTTGGTGGTGTATTGAGAACTTGTGGAAAATAGAAGATCCAAATGTCGTTGAGGTTTCTGAAATAGAGCACGAGTTAAATGGTTCAATCGGTGGAGTCAAGATGAAGGGCTTCATTGACAGATATCTTTTTGATGGAAACAACATAACGATTAGTGACTACAAAACTGGCAAGACACCAAAAAAGCAGTATGTAGACGATAAGTTTACTCAGTTAATAATCTATAGCAGTTTGCTATTAGACGAGATGGCAGACAGGTTTATCGTCAGGCCTGACCCGACTATTGAGTTGTTATACCTGAAAGACGGTGTCAGATTCTCTAAAAAAGTAAAACCAGATGACATTGAAGAAATGACTGAAGGAATACAGAAAACAAAAAAACAGATAGATCATGCCTGCAAAACAGGTGTGTTTAGCATAAATCCGACTATGTTGTGCAACTGGTGCGGATACAAAACCATATGTCCAGCGTGGGTGAAGTAATGATTAATGATGATGAATTCGTTAGATTGGTAGCAGAGGAAGTAAAAAACAGACTTTCTCCAAGTCAGCGCAAAGTCCTTCTTGAAGTTGAAAATTTAGAACGCTGGAAAGAGGCTTTGATTGCCTTGATCGACAATCTAGACAGACAGCTAGACGATATTGCAGCAGATGACTTAGCAGACGAAGAGCGATACTCTGCCTTGGGGCGTGAAGGAAAAGTGTTGATTGCTCAAGCGCAGCTTGCATATAAAAATAAAATGGACAAGATATCTAGGTTTAGATTCCATGTTGTCAGGCGCTTAGATGACGTTGTTTCGATGATTGAAAGTGGTGACGTAGAGCAAAACGACGGATGGGAAGAAGCAGTGTTCCTTCGCAAATCCATCTCAACGCACAGGCGTCTCATGGACGAGTTTGACCTTGAAGAGACAGCACTTGACAGAGCCCTTTACATGTCGCTAGACGGCAAGTGGGAATTTGACACAATCAATATTGACAATCTTTAGTATTGATATTATGGCTTTGTGCAAAATAGGAAGAAACCATTAAAGAGAACTCCGCTCAAGCGTGGAGCTCCTCCAAAACGGAAAACAAAACCTAAAAACAGAAGCAAAAAAACAGAAGAAAAATATAAAGAACGCCGTCCTTTTGTTGAGAAAATACTCTCCGAGCGTCCTGCTTGCCAAGCGTGTAAAGTTTTTGCTCTACACGATGAAAAAACTATTTTTGTTCAATTACCAAGTCAAGATGTGCACGAGTTAATTCGTAGATCACAGGGTGGTTCGATACTTGACGAAGACAATGTTCTGGCTGTCTGCAGGCCATGTCACACGAGAATTGGGAACTATCCACAGTTGGCTTTTGACCTAGGTCTAGCCAAACATGGCTGGGAGCGTTAGTTTCCTACAGAACCAATTCGCTTGTTTACCCGCTTACTCCCAGACCAAGCACCCCTAAGGG